GAAGAACACAGTCAGGCGGACGGCGTCGATCTCCAGCCGGGTGAGAGCGTCGATGGTGTTGTTCCCCAGAGAGGGGGTCTTGATCTCGACCGCGATAGTGGCGAGATCCGCGATGACCCATGCGGCACCGAGGGTTTCGAGGGGGCCACCGTGGTAGACAGCCTGATAGGGAGTGAAACCACTCTCCAGCGGGATTGAGGACTTCGAGGCGGTCTTCAGGAGGGCGGAGTGAGGGCGGCCGGTCCGCCAGATCGTGACTTCGACTCCGACGATGGCTGCGGTTGCGTACCCCCCCGATGTGTCGAACCCCCAGTTGTCGAGGGAGATGGCCGAGTTCGACGGATTCGGGGGGTTGAGGACGAACTGACTTGTGGCGAAGACCTTGTCGGGAGCGCCCAGTGCGAACGTGGGGTTGGTGAACTGGGGATAGGTGCCGACTGCATCCTCATCCGCGGCGTACTTGGCCTGTGGGGCGAGCGTGGGCTCAGTGAGGTCCACGGTGGCACCTGCGGCATAGGTGGTGATCGTCGGGGTGCGGATCCGGCGGAAGGTCGCGAGGGACGGGAAGGAGCGGCTGTCCTCCGTGGGTCCCGACATGTAGATGCCCCAGTTGGTGGCGAGGCGCCCGTCGACGCCGTTGTTGGTGACGGCGGGGAGGGTGATGCGAACGCCCTGCGTAGCGGGGGTGGTGACGTTCACGGGAACCGGGCGACCGATGGAGGTCGTGGGATCGGGCGTGTCCGTGGCCGTGAAGGAGGCGAGGTAGGCGCTCTCGATGATCTCGCTGGCAGTGCTGGAGTCTTTCTCAGCGGCGGAGACATTCGCCTTGGGGGCGTAGATCTCGGTGATCACGAACCAGTACCAGCCAGCACCGAGGATCTCGTTCCACTTGCCCGTGATGGTGGTGATCGCGGAAGGCGGCTGCGTCACGGGGGCGAGGCCCATAGGACGCGAGATGAGCACGGGGGCGAGTTCACCCGAGGTGGCGTTGCCCGCGCGATCGCGCCAGCTGATCCGGCGAGGGAGGCCAGTGCCCGACGTGGCGAAATAGGTGTTGATGTAGTTGGTGGCCGAGAAGATCTCGGTGCCAGCGTCGTCCATGCCGAGGATGACACCGAAGTCGAAGCCGAGGGTGGCCGCCCCGTTCGAGCCGGGGGTGGCGAGCGTGACGATGCTGTAGTAGCCCGTGGAGCCGTTCTGGCCGGAGACGGCCTCGACGATGCCACCGTTGGCGCCGTAGACTTGGGAGCCAATGACGTCAGCGCGGAACGGGAAGCCCGTGGTCGCGGTGAAGGTCGTGGTGCCGGAGATGGTGCCAGCGACACTGCGGGGCCCCGTGATTTCGGCGAAAGTGCCGGTGAGGGCGGTGAAGTCCGAGCGCCGGAGAGTGGTGCCGACGTGCGCGAGCAGCTGGTCCGTGCGGTTATCGTCGAAGGTGAGGTGGGCCATTCCCTTCACCTTCGAGGCAAACGCCACGCTGTTGTAGACAGAGCGGGCCGGTGCGCTGTGGAGAGCGGGGTCGCTCTCGCGGTACACGCATTCGTCCCCTCGCTGGAGTTCTCCGGGGCGGAGGAACTTCGGCGCGCGTGCGGTGACGATTCCACCGTTCAGCATCTCGGTGACAGGACTGGGCATCGGTGCTCCTTATTGGCCGTAGAACAAGTCGAACTGGCCGTTGTTCCACAAGGGGCGGTCCATGTTGCCGACCTCCATCTGGGAGATCAGGCGGACCTCTTCGTCTTCTGCGTTCTCGGCGTCATCCGTCTTGGCGTCTTGGAGACTGTTGCCCGCGATCTGGAGGTAGCCCGCAGGGTCGTCCATGGCCCGCTTGGTGAGGACGAGCAGGCCACGCGCGTAGTCGAGGAACTTGTAGAGGTAGTCGTCCGGGATGTCGAGCGGGTCGGCGGTGGCGTTGATGGCTCGGTAGTAGGTGGAACGCATCACGTCGGCCTGAGCCGGGATCCGATAGACACGAAGGCGGAGGTTGCCCTTCTGCTGGGTCGTGGGGGAGACGGAGTTGAAGAGGGTGTAGGCGTCCACCGTGCCGGGAGTGGTGCTGCCCCCTGTGAGCTTGTTCCAGTACCGGGGCCGGATGAACTCGATCGGCCAACTGGGCCGAGACGACAGCTCAGCCATGTGGGGACTGGCCATATCGGTGGGGGCGTTGTAGTCGCGCACGCCCGCGATGATGGGGATGTCGCCAGTGAAGGTGAGCGAGACGGTGCCTGCGGCCGGAGTGGTCGAGAGAGTGACCGTCGCCACCGATCCGTCCGCCGCCCGGGTGTAGCTGCTGACGAGCGTGCCCGCGGTGACGCCGGTGCCCGCGACAGCCTGCCCGATGTTCACCCCGTCGAGAGAGCCAGCCGAGGGAGCAGCGAACGTGGGAGAGAGGCCGGTGAAGACGCAGGAGGTGACGACGAAGCCGTCGGAGGTGTCCTTGAGGTAGGCTTCCCAGCGGTGGGCGGTCTGCCAGTCGGAGGCCGCTCGCACGAGGGCCTCCTCTGCCAGATCCCACGCTTTGTCGTCGTTGGCACCACCGAGGACCCGGGCCACGTAGATCCGGGCAGCCGCTCTTGTCATACTCAAGGAACACCTCCAAGCCATTTCAGGGCTCGTGCAACTAATGATGGGTCATCCTTCAGGAAACCAATGCCGACGTTACATGTCTGGCACAACGCTCCTCGGATCCTACCAGTCTGATGGTCGTGGTCGCACACAAGATTCTCGTTCACGCCGCAGATCCCACATCCGTCTTTAGAAAGATCAGCCCACTGCTCCTTCGTAAGTCCGTATGTTCTCTGTCGCCAGTTGTGTGGGTTATTCTTTTCCCACTTCTTCTTCGCGGGCCACCCACGCTCTTTCTGACGCTGCTGCGCTCTTTTCAGCGCCGCCTTCCCCTTCGGGGTCTGATGGTACCGGCGGGTAGCATCTCTTAGTGCCTGTGCCCTTTCTTCCGGTGTTCTCACCACCCGCGGACTCATGTGTTCTCCTAGCGCATCTTGAGCAGTGCCTCTTGTGTCTGCACTGCAAGCGCGATGTCCTTCTGTGTGGCGGAGGTGACGAGGCTACGACCGGTGCGCTCGCGGACCTGACGGGCGCGAACCTCGGAGTAGAACTCGTACAGTCCCCGGGTGGTGTGCTGGGGGAGACGGTTGTTGAAGACCCACTCGTGCGCGTTGGCGCCGAGGCGGGCACGCAGCTGGGCGTCCTCGATCAGGAGGGAGAGCTTCTCGACGAACTCGGCCGGGGTCTTGTAGAGCAGGCCAGTCTCGCCGTCGACGATCTCTTGGTAGGGTGCAGTCGCCTGTGCGAGAGTGGCTTCAGGGCGGTCCTTCCAGACGGAGGCCTCGTACCACTTGATCGCGGACTTGCACCGGTTGAACGGGTTGTCAGCGAGGGGGCAGAGGTTGATGTCGCAGTTGAGGAGACCGCGGTAGAGCTTGTAGGCCGCGTACTCGACCCAGCCGTGGTGCTCGACCATGTGGTCGGGGATCACGTCGTGGATGAAGTCGAACCACTCGCCGAAGATGACGAACTTGACGTTCGGGTACTTTGCGGCGATGGTCTTCAGGGCTGAGCGGAGGGGGTACCAGTCGACGATATGGGAAGCCGAGCCCTGCCAGAGGATGCGGACCTCGTCGGTGTTCTCACGGACGGCGCGAAACTTCGGGTAGTCCTCGGGGACGACTGTGTTGGGGTAGACGTGGACGTGCTTCTGGCCGCAGACGTCACGGAAGTAACTCGCGAGCGGGGCGCTGGAAGCGGTGGCACCATCACATGTCCGGATGATCTCGTGACGGACCTTCATGTTGTGAAGGTTGCGCGCGATGTCGAAGAGGACGGGGCCCGACTCAGTCTCTTGATCGATCCAGCAGCCCCGGGCGACCCCCTTCTCGTCCTTCCATTCGAGGCAGTCGCCGGGCTTCAGCAGACGAGCGTCGGGATAGGCGCGGACGCCCATGTGGCCGAAGGTGTTGTTGAAGGGGTGGACGAAGTCGGCGTTGTCGTCGGCGTCGTAGATGAAGGCCGGGGGGACACGCATCTCGCCGTCGCGCTCTTGGGGCTTGATGTCGTGGATCGTCTGGATCTTGTGGAGGATGCTCTCGCCCGAGAGACTGTACAGCTGGATGACATCCGCATTGAACATGAACTTGATGGCTTCGCGCTGGTTCTCACCGCGGTCCTCATAGCTCTGGACGCCGTGGAGGTCGTAGAGGGTGTTCAGGGGGACGCGGATGCGGTACTCTTGGCAGGCCGAGTGCGACTTCGCTTCGTTCGAGGTCCAGATCAACATGGTGGAGCCTTTCTGCTAGATGGTGAGCTTCTTCTTGGCGCGCATGTCGACATCGTAGCCAGCGGCCTTGAGTGCGTCGACGAGCATGTAGAAGAAGGGGCGGTTGATTACGACGTTCCCTCGCGCGTCTTCTTTGTAGAGGAGGCCGTCGTGCATCGGGAGGCCGGTCTCAGGGTCGAACTTGGCGAAGAGTTCGAGGATGACCGACCAGACGGCCTGATCGATCTGCGCCACGTAATGGAAGTGGGTGCCCGGGGCGAAGTCCTTGAAGGCGTTCATGGAGCGGAGCATGTTCTGTCGCTCGACACGGGCCTCGCGGACCTCAGCCAACCGGGGCACCGCACGGTGCAGCACCTCCGGGGTAACGATCTGACTGAGCACCTTCAGCTCAGCTTCGCTCTCCCGGCGGAGACGTTTCATCTGGATGTCGCCACTCATGGTGTCCTTTCAGCGGCCGCACGCGAGGGGACTTGCGCCCCCTGCGGCGGCTGCGATTACTTGCCTCGGTTCGCTCTGCGAGCGCGCCGGACGGCCTCGGTGGCCGAGTCCTTGTTCTTCGCACCCGCGACGTAGGCCGACTCCACCTTGTTCATCTTGGGCGGAGGTCCCGCGAGGAAGCGGTCCATCTCGGGCTCACCCGTCGGATCGACGTCGGCCCTGTAGTTGCCCACGCGGGCCTTGATGGGTCGTCTGGCCATGTTACGCTCCCGGCTTCGCGGGCGTGGGGTCGGCCCCACTACCGGACGCCTTGTGACGCTGGTCGCCCTGATCGGGGAGAGAGACCGAGCTGGGGAATCCGCCCGGATTGTCCCCGTCGACCGGCTCAGGCGGACAGCTGCCCTCGCTGCCGGGGGTCATGATCGCTCCCTGCTGCTTCCACTCAGGGATCGGGCTGAGATTGTAGTTGCTCATGTGTGCTCCTCGCGGTGTTAGCCGCGGTTCCTCATGTCCTTGCCGTCCGCGAACGGGGGCATGGTGAACGAAGGGCTGTCGCCCTGCGACCGCCCATTCTCGGGGGACTCCCTCGTGTTCAGGGCTTCCGCCTCGATGAACTCCAGAGGGTTGCTGCTCAGCGTGATCCCATCGATCGGGGGCTCAGGGCCGTTGATCTTGGGTCGCGCCTTCTTTGCGTATCCGCCACTGCCCATTGGGCCTCCGTAGGCTCAAGAGGGGTGGCCCCGTAAGGCCACCCCACCTTGGTTGCTGTGAGACTACACCCCACTAGGCGGGGGTGTTCGTACTCACGTTGTTGACGCTCAAGAGTCGGCCGTTGGCCTTCTCGTTCAGCACCTCCAACGTCACCTCGCCCACGACGATGCCAGCGACAGAATCGCCGCGCTTGCCGATGAGCTGGTGTGCCATCGGGCGCAGCCACGCCAGACGGTTCATGTTGCGCTGGAGGAAGAACATCTGGCCGCCGGTCGCCGTCGCGCTGGCCGTTGCCGTCACCGCGTTGGTCGACTCGGGGGCCCAGCGATCGAGCACGATCTGGATCAGACCGAAGTCCGAATCGTAGAAGTCGATTGCCGAGATGAGCTTCTTGTCCACAGCCGCGATGTTGCGCGCAGCCGGGGTGCCAGCATCCGCACCCGGGATCGTGAAGGCCGAGACCTGTCGCTTGACCTTCGGCGACACGTAGACCTGCTCGGGGTTACCGCCGGAACGGTAGATGCGCTCCAACTCATCGTTGAAGTTGGCCGAGCTGAGCTGCCCGTCGTGCGTGGCATCGCCACCCGTCGCGAAGGCCGTGTTCGTGGTGATGAAGGACTGGAAGCCCTTCATGACACGAGCCGTACCCGAAGCGCCGGTCGCCGTGGTCAGCGGTGCGAACACCGCCTTCTCCAGCTTGATCGCCAGCCGCTTCGTCGCCTTCTGGATCTCGTAGGCATAGGCATCCTTGAAGCCAGCGCTGTTGACCGCACGCTGCGTCTCGGAAACGCCGATGTCCTGACGGAGGATCATGGTGACGTTGAACTCACGGGCAGGCTGCGTCGAGGTCTCGTACGAGTAGTCCGCACCTTCGATCGCACCAGCCGTGGTGACCGTGCCGAGGGTGTCGAGCAGCCACTGGTGGTAGACGTGCTGGCACGCCACCTTCGGAGCCTGCGAGACCCACGGAGTATCCCAAGGATCGACGTTCACGATCTGGTCGAGAAGGTCTTCCTTGTTGACGCCCACGCCCGGCGCAATGCCGAACTTGTAAACGCCGTTGTTATCGGCCATTGAGATGGCCTCCTACTGTCTCTGGTACCTTACGTGCCCTCACGCGAGCGAGGGTCGGCACGTAGAAGGGAGAGCAGAGAGTTGATGGAAGTTGTGTTGCGTTAGTCGAACCAAGGTCCGACGAGGTCTTTGCCAAAGGTGAGAGCACGCCACCGCTCACCAAGCCCGGTAGCGTTCATCTCTCGTGCAGCGGCCGCGATGTCGTCAGGAGACGCACTGACGTTGACGCGCTCGTGCACGCCTGTGACATTGGTCGGGGGGAGACCGGCATCACGCCGAGCCTTCTCCACGGCCTGTTTGCGAACTTCCTCGGCAGCCACCATTTCCGCTTCCTTGCGCTGTGCGGCCTGCTCTTCTGCGGTGGTACCAGCGGCTGGGAGGGTCCGTTCAAAGTCCCGCCATGCCATCTCGGTAGCACCCTTGTGATCCCCCTGAAGAGTGAGGGCGTTGACCGCCCTCGCGAGGAGTGGATTGGCCCTGACGTGCAGAGCCATCTCATCGACGAACAGCAGCGCGCGGGGGAACTCCTTCTCCATGTAGGCTTCCACTTCCGCCCACTGCGCGTTCTCAGCATCCTGAGCGCGTTGGCGCTCGGCCTGCTGATTCTCCACAACACTGGCGGCCGCAAGCCTCGACTGGTCGCTGATGCCAGCGAGGAGGGCCTCCATGTTCTCTGCGTCGAGAGTTCCACCTTCCTCGACAAGCTTCGCGAGCACCTTCGCGAGCTTCTCACTCTTGGGCGCCTCAGTGGCCAGCGAAGCCACGGGGGTCGACACGCGAGCGACCAGAGCCGCAGCGGGGGACGCTGCGGGCAAAGCGGCGGGAGCCGGGTTCGTGCGAGCCGACTGGAGTTCCTTCTCCAGTGTGTCGGCGCGAGTGAACGCGGACTTCGCCATGTTGACGACGTTGCCAATACCCTTGACGAACTCATCCCGGGTCTTGTACTTCCCCGCGTAGAGGCCCGTCTTCGGATCCTTCATCGACTCCCAGTCGATGTTGTCCGAGGGCATGTTCGCAACTGCCTCACCGGTCGGCGATGCGGGCGCAGGCGGGTTGTCCGCCCTCGCTGGCGCTGCCGGGGTGTTTGGTGCGGCTGCCGGGGGCGGGTTGTCCGCAACCGGAGCCAAAGGTGGGGGTGTACCGTGCTGCCAGCCATGAGCGTTCATCGGATCGACGACTTCGATCTGAACCTGCTCGGCCAATGAGGCAAGCAATGCGCGGTCTGCATCTGTGTTACCGAATGAAGACATCGTTACTCCTTTCGCCCTGACGGGCTCCCAGCGGTGGTTGTCACTTCGATGGGGCGTGCTCGTTGTTCTCGTCTCGTTTGATCCAGTTGCAGTTGGCGCAGAGGAGTTGATAAGGACCTCCTCGGTCCTTCAAGACGTCGAGATAGATGTTCAAGCCGCTCTTCCCTTTCCGGTGTGTGTAACCACCACCATTGACATGGTCAACTTGGAGGGCTCGGGGGTCTGAGAAACCGCATCGACTGCAACAACCACCGAGGAAGGCGAGAACAGCTGCTCGTATTTGTTTCCGGTAGATCCGGTTGTACCCCCGTTTAGCCCCGGGGTGTTTGGCGGCCCACTCTTCATGATAGGCCCGATCAGCCACGAGCGTTCTTCTTTCTCTGTTCGGAGAGCGCGATCGCGATGGCTTGCTTCCGGTCCTTCACTTGAGGACCGTGTTTACTGCCCGAGTGCAGGGTTCCCTCTGCGAACTCGTGCATGACCTTCCGGACCTTGGCGCGGTCGGAGGGCTTGTGTCGTTTGCTCATGTCAGAAGTCCTCAGCAGGATCATAGGTGCCGGGACCCGCGGGCTGCTCCGTCGTGCCCGAGTGGCCGACTCTGCCCTCTTCGCGCATCTGCTGGTAGACCTGATCGGGCGTGCGCTCGACTTGGGATCGGGCCATGCGCTCGATGCGGGTCTCCTCGATGAGCTTCTTGAAGAGGGTGAGCAGGCCGTCGACCATGACGATGCCCCCTCGCAGGAAGTCATCGGGATCCCGGTCCTTGCGGGACTGGGACGGATCGAGGAGCATTCGATTGAGGGAGTCACGGACACGCTGGAGGTACGGCTCGAAGTGATCGGCGTACGCCGGGGAGTTGAGGACGAACTCGATTTGACCGAGTTGGTGGTCCTCAAGCCCCGAGACGTCGATGAGTTCCTTGAAGTCGGACACGGTGTGTCCTTTCTATGCCGCCTGCGGGACGGGGGTGAGTGTGTCTTGGATGCTGCCCGGGCCTTGCGGGACACCGGGGTTGCCGGGGAGCGGGAGAGCACCGCCGTTGACGATCTGACCGGAGGTCGGGATCTGTCCGAGCTGACCGGGCTGGCCGGGCTGGAGGCCCTGCGCCTGAGAGATGAGCTTCTGGAGCGGATCGGCCGCATCACCGGTGGCGAAGATCTCGTTGAGGTTCTTGATCTCGAACTCGCGGAAGACTCCACGCCAGAAGTTGACGGCGTTGATCGAGCCCATGACCGACTGGCCGAGGGGGGACCCCAGCGCCTGAATGAGCGTGATGAGGTTCTGCTGGCCCATGCCCTTCGAGAGGGCGGTCGAGGCACCCATCGCCTTGCAGGCGTAGTTGTGCATCATGTCGGCATCGTGCATCACGTCGCGCGTGACGTCGATCGGCTTGTTCGTGACGGGGTCGAAGCGAGCGGAGTCGCCGAGAATGGCGACTGAGGCCGGGGTGTCGAGGAACTGGCGGTTGTGGGCGACCATGAAATTCGCCTGCCGTTCGAGTGACATCTCCTCGTAGATGCGTGCTTCGAGGGAGAGTCGGTTGCCCGCAGCTTCGCGGCGGCCGATGAACTCGCGGGCGGTCTGGCGGCTGTCACCACCGAGGCCTTGGACGGCGTCGTCCACGATGCCCGTGCCCATCTGCGCGTACTCGCGGACCATGGCGATCTTGTCGTTCGCAACGGCCATGCCCGAGAGGTCCTTCTGCATGGCAGCAACCACTTGGGAGGGGTTGCCGTCCACGCCGATGAAGCGGCCGGGGCGAGCGTAGAGCTGACGGGTGTTGAGGTTCGAGGCGCGGTCGTAGAACCACATCGGGTCGATCACGAGGTCCGCGGCGTCGAGGGACTGATTGACGTAGCGGTTGCCGATGATCTGGAGCTTCTCGATGATCTCACCCTTGCCCGGGGCGTAGAAGTAGTGGGGATCGGGTGTGGGAGAGAAGGCCGTGAAGGGAATCTGACGGTGCCAGAACGGGTTGGGGCGGTTGCGGAGCAGGTAGCGCCGGTTGGCGACCGTGATCACGCGCTTGAGGTCCCCGTCGGGAGAGAGTTCGGACGGGACCGTGCCCCAGTATTCGAGGATCTCGACCGGGCGGCTGTACTTGTCCATCCAGCGGGCGGACTCGTCGTCCATGCCTGCACGGACGGCGAAGCGCCGGATCATTGAGGCTTGGTCGGCGATCTGAGAGTTGACCCCGCCCTCGCGGGCCATTCTTGCGACCTCGGCGCTGTCGAAGACGGACATGTCACCAGAGGACATGAAGCGGACCTCGTCCCAGTCGAGGAAGTAACGACGAATGACGTAGGGCATGTTCTGGATCGACTTGATGTTCGCGGGGACGAAGAAGTCGAGAAGGTCGACCTGCTCGGAGCAGGGGCCATCGAAGGTGACGACGTTGCCCTTCTTGATCGTGCGGATCATCTTGCCCGAGAGGGGCATCCGATCCATCGCCTCGATGATGCGGAACTCCTCGGTGCGCTTCCAGCCGTGCTGCTGGATGGAGACTCCGTAGAGGTCGGCAGAGACGATATGGTCGACCTGCTTCATGAACATGTCGTCGTCCTTCATCTGGGCGGAGATGAGGGACTCCCACTTGCGGCAGACTGGGGCGTCGTCGGGGCCGTAGCCGAAGAAGCCGACGATCGGGTAGAGCGCGAGCGAGGTCGAGGCCTTGCGGGCAGCGTCAGCCCAGATGGCCGAGAAGATGAGGGGGATGTGGGCGTTGTTCTTGTGTGGGTGGAAGCGCCCGGTCCATGTGCCTCGCCAGAGGTCGTAGAGGCGGGGGAAGCGCTGGCGCACTCCGCCGTAGTGCGATTCGGAGAGCTTCATCCGGCCGACGACCATATCGCAGATTTGGTCGCGATACGCCTCGGCGCCTTGAGCACGCTCGATCCGAAGGGCACCCTGAGATTCAAACATCGCCATTAGGTGGCTCCTTGGCCCACCCTGTAGCCCACGAGGGGAACGAGAGGGGGAGCCAGCCGTGACCCGCTACGTGCACCCCGCTATGGCGGACAGTGTACCGGAAGAGGTCGTGTGTGAGGTGGACGTCATCGAGGCAGTAGTTGAAGAGGTCTGCCCAGAGCCGGTCTTTGATGAGCTGGGGGGCGTGAGCGCCGTGTTCGATCTTCCCTCGCCCGATGTTCCGGCGAGCGACAGTGTCGAGCTTCAGGTCACCGAGAGAGGTGCGGATGTTCTTGACCGCACACGCGCGAGCGATCTCTGTGTAGAGATCGATGTGGCAGCGCAGGCGGAGATTGCGGCCGAGGACACCTTCGATGCAGGGGATGTCGAAGCGCTCGGAGTTGTAACCGACGACGACGTCCGCGGCTTCGAGGTGTTTGGCAGCGCTCGCGAGGGAGGTAGGGGAGTCATCGTAGGAGTAGCACCAGCCGAGTTTCGTGTCGTAGAGGCAGAGGGCTGATATTCCTCCCTCGCCTCTGCGGAGGGCTTCCCATCCCGCCTGCTCGTCATCGGGCCGAAGGTCGGCAGCGAGCTTGCGGGTTTCGAGGTCGAAGAAGACGATGCGGGGCATGGGAGCCCTTTCTAGAGTGGTGTCTCCACTCCCTTGGGGACGACGAGGACGGACTGGACGCCGAAGTCGTTGATGTAGAGAACGACTTTGTTCGGAAAGGTCAGACGATGGTACGTGCCAGCACGAAGGTCGAGAATCTCGTGATTGACGACATCGTGGTAGGTCGGAGTCTCGTGGGCCTTCTGGAACGTGATCGAGAAGGATGTGGGTTGCTTCATTCGGGGCCACCTTCGTAGTAACGGCGGTCACCCCGCCAAATCTTCTGTGATACTTCGGGCGTCCAGCCGGTGAAGACGTTCTCGCGGTTCATGTCGTCCAGATCGTAGGTGGTGACACCGGTGATCGGGGGGCCGGGAGGCGTCGGGGTGCCGGTGAACTGGATGTAGATGACGGTGCGGTGCTTCGGAAGGGCATCGTCTACGGTGCAGAGGTCGATCGTGACGGCCACGGCGTTGTTCGTAGCGGTCGTTGCTCCACCGGTCCAGACGTGGGTGTGAGCAGTCTCCGCCATGACGTTCAGGCCGGTGCCCGCGCCAGTCGTAGAAGCCCCCGAGGTAGCCGTCCCAGAGTGAGAGTGGCTGTTCTGAGTGGGCTGACAGTCCGAGGCGAGGTGGAGATGCTGGGAAGAGCCGCCGGTGGCGATGCCGGACTCACCGTTGGCGTTCGCCCCTTTGGCCCACTTGCTGTCCATGGCGGTGTAGCGGGACCAGCCGGAGGGGATGGAGGCGTTCGTGCTGAGCCAGAGGGTGATGATGTTGGTGGGGAGATCGGCCGCACTGGCTGAGACGATGTTCAGCTTCTTGAACGGCGGCTCCGAGTCTCCCGAGTCGATCGACGTCGTGACGGACTGGTTCGTGGGGACCGCGGCGGAGAGCGACACAGCGTGAGTGTGCGCGTTTCCTGCGTGTGTCTGTGCCCCGGCGCCGTCAGCGAGTGCGAAGTCACCACTACCCGAGGTGGTCGCCGTGTGGGAGTGGGTGTTCTGCGTGTGCGTGTGGGCGGGGGAGGTGTGCGTGTGGGTGTTCGACCCGCCGTCAGCTGCGGGGTTGGAAGCGGCCGCAGCCCCCTTGAGATAGCGATCACCCTTGACGCGCGACCAGCCAGCAGGGAGGGTGTCCGACTCGAAGAAGGCGTAGCAGCCGGAGGGGAGCGTGAGAGGGACGCCGTTGCTCTTGATCCAGATGACTTCCGTGTAGGCCAGCTCGTTTGCGGCCGGGTCGACCGTGATCACGATACCGTTGTTCGTGCCGGTGGCCGCGTTCGAGGTGAAGCTCGCGTGCTGGTGGCCGTCGGCCTGTGCGGTGCCGCCGTTGGGGGGAGGCCCGGCGAGGATGGAGCCGGTGGAGCCAGTGCTGGTGATCTCATGCGTGTGCGCGTTCTGGATCGGGGTGTGGGAGGGAGAGGTGTGGCTGTGTGTTGCGCTCCCTCGGTCGGTCGTGAGGTCTGTGTCGGCCCCCGCAGCAGCACCCAAGATGTAGCGAGCATCGAGGGCCGTCTCGCGCGTCCACCCCGCCGGGATAGAGGCCACTGTCGAGGGCCATGCGACACAGACGTTAGCTGGAACCGCCATGACGTTGCCCCCGGAGGAAGTCCTGTAGCTCGATGAGCGACTGCTGGACCTCCTTCACGAGTTCACGGAGGTTTGGGCCCCACGAGTGCGAGCGCGATTGGTAGAGGATGTTCATGACGTCTTTCATACCAACGACCTTCGACTCTTGCCGATAGGCAATGTAGAGATCGGTGATGCTCTGGAAGACTTCTTTCTTCCCGTCGTCGTGCTCGATGATGACCTTCACAGTGGCTCGCCTTCAGGGAGGACTTGGTTCGAGAGACTGTTGAAGTAGTTGATGAGGGCGAAATGGACACCTTGGAGTTCTGCTATCCCGAAGTTCAGCTCATCGAGAAGGAGAGTCCCATAAATCTGCCGTCCAACGGGCGAAAGCAGATTGAAGGTCGACCCATTCGGACCGATCTCATCGAAAAGGGAGATCAGGCGCCCTCGATTCGCGATGACCAAGTTCAGGGCTTCGTTGAGATTGAAGAGGGCCGATTCGATTTCTGGGGGCTGTGCCATTGGTGCCTCATACAGGATCGTCGAGCGTCCAGTTGTCGGGGCCGTGACCGGGCCCGAGGGTTTCGTTGATGTGCTTCTGCTCGTCCATCATCGTGTAGAGTTCTTGCATGGAGAGCGGACGGGAGAAGGAACGCAGCTCGTCGTCACCCGGCTGGCGAGGGAGGTCACCCTCATTATCGGTGCCCCACTGTTGAATGCGGGGCTGGACCCAGATGCCCTTCGCGAAGCCGTCAGTGGCGGCATCGGCGAGGTCATCGTGGGGGGCGACGTCGACACGGAGGATCTGGTTGAAGAGCTTCCGGGCGACGGGAGGGATGATCCAGTGGCCATGGGTGTCCTTGTGGAGGAGGATCTTGACGTAGCCCTCGACCCAGTGACCGGCGCCAGTGCGGATGCGGGCGCGCTTGTCGGACGTTCGGTTGAACTGGATGAACTGTTCATCGGTGAGGCGAAGGCCAGACGCGCGCACGAGTCCGAGGATTCGATTGCGGTAGCTACCAGCCTTGCCTCCCGGTTCCACCTCGTCCGTGAGCGCTTTGATGCGAATGCCGCGGCGCCGGATGTTGAGCAGAACTTTGATCAGTTCGTCGTTGAACTCCTCTTCACGCCACTCGTTGGAGGCGCGGAGGTTGTCTGTGTCGAGGTAGAGGATCCCGTTTCGGCGGGCATCGTGAAGCCATGGGACGATCGCATTGTCGTCCCCCTTGCCGATGGTCTCTTTCCGTTTGAAGGCCGTGTCGATGTGGACAGAGGCGGCCTCGACGAGACCCAGTGCCTGAAGCTGGAACTGGAAGTCCGTGTAGTCCATGTACATGTCGGCCAACTGGGACTCACGCAGGGGCGCACGCTCAGAGGTGCCGGGATCGTTCTGGTGCTGACAGGCGAAATCTTCGGCGTCACGGGCCTTGGCTTCCCGGATCTTGTCGACGTCCCAGAGGATCGGGTGCGTGGGGAGGCCGGTGAGTTCGTCCTCGACCTGCCAGAAGAAGACGTGCCATGAGCCCTTGCCCATGGGGATCTTCTGGAAGAGCATGGTGTTCGGGCACTCCATGCCGGACCATGTGGCCACACCTTCGTTCACCATGGCGCGACCAGCGACGTCGTCGTCGAGGTAGCGGGTGAGAACGAAGAGGAGGAGGCCGTTCTTCTGGAGGGCGTTGTAGGAGGCACCGACGGCATCGTGGACACCCTGCATGTAGACGCCGCCCTCGCGGAGCTTGTTCTTGATGATGGGGTCGTCCCAGACGTGGATCCGGTGGTGATAGCCGGTCATGCCGGAGTCGACGGAGCAGGTGTCGAAGGAGGGCTCGTTGAGACCGGCGGTCTTGCGGTAGCCGTGCTCGATCGATTCGCGAGTCCACGACTTCCCGCCCTTGCGCCAGTTGCCGTAGAGCCAAGTGAACCACGAGTCCTTGATGTCGCCGGAGATGAGGGCGCCAATGGCTTCGAGGGTGTCGACGGCGAGGGGGGAGGTGGCGGAGCAGATGAGCGTGGACATGTCGGGCTCATCGAGGTGGGCCCAGACCATGGCGGACTTCGTGGCGCAGACAGTCTTGCCGAAGTCACGGGGGAGGATGACGGCCACACGGTACTGTTGGGTGACATCGGGGCGGCGGGCGAGGACCTTCCAAGTGAGGATGTGGGTCTGGAGCCACTTGAGGAAGGGGCCGTGGATGGGCTCGTACTGCCAGCGCGCCTGCTCGGGGTGGGACTCGAAGTAGAACTTCGTACCCCAGCAGCGTTCGAGGAAGTGTTGCAGAGACTTCGGGTGCGAGGTTCCCTCGCTCGTGTGCCACCGATTGGGGGAGCAGATGGCCCGCCAGAGATCACGCTCTGCGTCGAGGTTCCAGCTGACCATCTGCATCTCCTTTAGCGGGAAACCCGCTTCTTCTGATCCGCACGTTGCTTACGCTGGAGCGCCCGGCGCCCCTTGAGTTCGTCCTTGTCGAGCTTCTCCAAGACCTTCTCGACGTCCGTGGCGATCTTGAGGGCCAGAGGGGCTGCCTTGAAGTACGGGCGGGCGATCGAGGTGAGAGGAGAGGTCTTCTTCCTCGGATTGATGAAGGAGCCGTCCTTGATGCCACTGATGATCACGACCTGTTCGAGGAGAGTAGCGATCGCAGTATCTCGATCAACTGCCTGCTCTTCGAGGGCTTTGATCCGTTCGCGAAGTCGGCGAGTGGTGTGGAGGGTGAGGATGTCCCAGAGATCACTGAGGTACTGGAGCATGGGATGCTCGCTTTCTCCCACCTAGAGGGTGGGTTCGGTGCCGGGGTGAGCGGCGTTCCAGTAGTCGCCACGAGTGAGAGGGCGACGGGGACTGATGTGGTTATTGTGCGCGCTGTGGGCTCGCTGAGCGAGGGCCTCACGGCGGGCAGCACCAGCATCGGCATCGTTCTTGCGGGCCTCGGCCGTTGCCTTGTCGAGGGCATCGGTGCAGGTCTTGCAGTAGTTCTCACTGTAGTAGGCGGGTGTCTTCACCTCACCACAGTTGCGACATGTAGCGGACATTGGCATGGAGGGCCTTTCATTCCCCCAGCAAGCGAGGGGAGAGATTGAGAGCACGAGTGATCCAGTCGTTCTCTTTGGTTCGGCGATCGACGATGATGGTTCGATAGAAGATCTCATCGTTGTCGTCTGGATCGTCGTGATTGTCAACGTGGCGGATGACGAGGATGTCCCCGGTGCCATCGTTGCGTGGGCAGCGGTCGATGTCTACTGGTTCACACCAGCAGTCGACAGAGAGGATGTGTCCTGCATCACTGCACAGGTGGATTTCGTCTTCCATGAGGTCATCCGTCCGCTTCCTTCAGTTTGGCGTCGATGGCCTCGGTCCATGCGGAGAGGCGCTTCGGGGACTTGCGGATGTACTTCGTCATCTCGGCGTCGACTGCGAGCACGAGGATCTCTTCGACTTCGTCCGTGAACCAGCCGAGCACGGCGGGGTACATGATGACGTGGAGGAGTTCGTGGACGACGGTCGAGATGTGGTCGATGGCGCCAGTCTGCTGGTTCGCGTCGACCTTGATGCGGATGTTGGTGGGTGGGTGGCACTCGTCCCACTCACAGTGGCCCTGTTGGGCCGTCTGGTGCTGGAAGGTCAGGGTCACTTCCTTGTGCTTCAGGAGTTCCAGCGCTGCCGAGTTCAGCTTCGACAGGCTGAGTGGGGGCTTGCCCTTCATTCGGGACTCCAATCAGGTGCTGGATGTAGGTGAGGATCGACGGGAGGCTGAAGGCCTCGATGGCGGCCTTGATGGCGACGGCAATGCCACAGGCGGCGAGGAGGTCCTTCAGGCGGGCGATCGCAAGTTCGGGGGTCATCGGGACACCGGGGCCGAGCGCCTTGATAGAGGCGATGTCCTTGAGCTTGAACCAGAGGCTCATGGCCGTCAGGCGGGTGTCATTGTTCGTGAGGGAGTCGAAGGCGAGCTTCCGGAGGGACTTGAGCATCCGGGTGCGGACGACCTCGTCGTCCAGACCGTCCATGGAGTCGAGGTCGGCGCCGAGTTCGAGCAGTTCCTCGCCGGTCATCAGGGCGTTGGGCTCCCTCGCGGGCGTCTTGGGGGCCGCAGGGAGGGATGGGGCTGACTTCGGGCGTGTGGAAGCGCGCCTCGTGGTCGGGGGGAGGAGCCCCTCGTCGATCAGATCCCAGCGGGCCCGGGCGACCGTGGGGGCGGAGGCTCCGAGGGCCTTTCGGACGTCGACATCCTTGGCCTCTGGGTGCTCAAGCAGGTAGGCTTTGACCGCCTCCCGCTGTTCTGGCTTCCGTCCCATCGGTCTGGTCATCTGAAAACCCTTTCATTTTTGCGGGCCACAGGCCCCCTAGACTCTATACCCCCCATTCGCGAGTTGGGGTCGTCCCCCCACCCTCAGCGTCCGAGGCTGTGTGCGCGTGTGCGCGTGCGTCCGGGCCTGCCCGCCCCACTGCACAGGCGTGCACCACTGGGTGGCCACTGCACAAGCGTGCAGGTCAGTGGGAGATATGACCCTATCACACTTTCCATGCCAACGTGCGGCGCAAGTGGTCAAGAGCGTGTCAATCCTGCCGTGGCCCGCTCCCTGCCCTGCCGCGCCTGCCCCCTGTACCGTATGGTACACTGCACACCCGTGCACCCCATTGGGTGGGATGGCCCAATCCCCCGTAACTCGTTGTGCCACAATGCGTTACACGATTGTCAAGCACATGCCCTCCACGCTTCCAAGGTTGCCCTAGGAGCGCGTCGCGCCCGTCCATGAGTGACCATACCAGCCGCGAGGGAGCATCCCGCATAACCCCATGTGCCACAATGAGTTACGCGGTTCGTGAGAGCGCGTTCTCAGCTGGAACTCGCCCGTCCTAGGGCATCCTAGGAGGCCGAGAATGGATTCTCGTTGACACTCGCATGACAAGTGTCACGCTGGCACGATAGTTGCTACGCGCGCCCGCCCGTCCTCTCCTCTCGCGCGCTGGGTCGATCGACCCAATCGGTGCGTTGCATTCCCCAACGTGCCTAAGTCCGTGCGGCGCGGGCCGTTAGGGTACTGTCAAGGCAAGATGCACGCGCGGGGAGTGGGAAATGCACGCAGGCAGGGACATGCCGAGCCGCTAACTTGTTGTGCCGCAACGATTGGACGTCTGGCATGGCCCGTGCACTACTCCGTGGCAGTGCCGGACACGCTCCCGGGATGCCGGGGCCGCTCGGCCAGCAACGCAGAATGACGTTGACACGCAACGCAGCATCATGAGATGATTGTCACCTGACGCAAAAGGCACCGACGCACGCCGCACGTAAGCTACCACGCGCACCCAGCGTGACTACCGGACGCGCGACACGACGCACGGCCCGCTCGCGAGAGCATCGGACGTGGAGTCCGACAGATGCGGCTGGACATGAAGCCGGATACTGACGCAACGCGCGGGCACACTGTGTGTCGGCAGCGAGCGAAGGGACATCGGCCCGTGAATATGGGGTGAGCGAACCGGCGGCATATGCGGCCATTGTCGCGCACACAGTGTCCACAATCCTAACGGAACGTGGTGGACAAGTGGCGTGACCGGTCATGATACGTGCGACGAACCGGGCAGTCTCACCGACGCGAGTCTGGCAAACTCGCAAACGCTGTGCACGCTAGGCAAGATGTGTGGACACTTCGCGCGAAGGTGCGAACGTCCCAGAGTCTAGCCTAGCGTGCATCGGTAGCGTGCTACACTCTGCATACGGACAGGAGATGGTCGAACCTACGCTAACGGGAGCGCTTGGAAGGTATAGCAAACTGCACAGTAACCAAAAGGGTCGAGAGCGGCCCGCTATATCAGGCCCTTAGCAGAGTGGCACGCCTGACGAGGCCGCGAGGCCGAAACCGAAAGGAACACGCAATGCCCTTCACCATTCTCCCCGGACGTGAACGTCATGTCAAAGGCACGCGGTCTGCGACCATCAAACACGTCCGCCATGACCGCGGCATGTTCTCTGGACCTGCCCGCGAAGAGGACACCTATTACAGCGTGTCCGGAATCGACACACTCCGCCCCAACGTTGAGTTTTGCCCGCCCAACGTTCTGACTCTCGAAGAGGCCCGCGCGGTCGCGCTCCGCTGGCTCGACAACCTGCCGACGCCTATCGGTGACGTCCGGTGAAAGGCGCATCGATCGACGTCACAATCCGCACCCACGGCGCTCTGACTCTCGTTCTCCCCCTGTCCAGCCGCGCAGCCGATTGGATACGGGAGCGCCTGCCACATGATGCCCCCGTGATTGGTGGCGCCACTGTCGTACAGTGGTGGCTCGCTCCAGATGTCGCACGGCTCATGCAGTCCGATGGACTGCGCGTCCACTCACCACTACCCCGCTAGGAGGTTCCATGCGGAAGGTATTCACGAATGCCATGACGTTCCACGTTTTCTGCGCGCAATCGCAGGACGAGGGACGGAACGGGAATCGGTCAATCTCGTTCTCTGGTAGTCTCCTGCGCTCCTACGCTGCGCCCATCGCTCGCATCGTCTTCGGGCGCAGCGGCCGTCAGGTCATGCTGGTGACCTACAGACGGTACTCGGTGACCACGCAGCAACACATCAACGCAGCCCGGAGCGCGTACGAGGGAACGTCAATCGTGGTCGCACGAATCGGCGACTCTCCCGAGCTTCGGCCTGACGAACACGAAGCGAACCTCGCGTATCTGGAACAGCGCCACGCCGAGAACGCTGTCCGTCTCCTGCGTCAAGTGAGCGCACCATGGCGCCCGTACGAGGAAAGCCTCGCCGAGACGGAGCGCATCGCGCTCGAATACTCCGACCTCTTCGGACTCCGAGCGCCCAACATCAACACAGCCGCAGACCTCGCACGCATCAACGAGAATCGCGCCAAGCGCTTGAAGCGCCAGAATCAGCCCGCGCAAGTGTGGAAGCGCACGCAGCGAGAACAGGCCGAGCGCATCCGTCAGGCCGAACGTGAGCGCCACATGGCCGAGTACCACGCACAGCGTGCAGCCGAGCGTGAGAAGCTCGTCCCTCGCTGGCGGGCGCGAGAGGTCCACACCCTCGGCGATACGTACGGGATGCCGACACTCCTCCGCTACAACCCCGATGAGGCCTACGTGGAAACGTCACGCGGGGCGCACGTTCCGGTGGAGGATGCAATCCGAGCCTTCGCAGTGGTGAGACGCTGCCGCGAGGCTGCGACAGCGTGGACCCCACAGGGAGACAGCGTCCGCCTCGGTCACTTCACGCTCGACCATGTGGACGCGCAAGGCAACATCAAGGCCGGATGCCACAACATCGCGTGGGACGAAATCGAGCGTCTCGCGAACGAAAGGGGATGGTGACACATGCGCCACAGTCGCAGCTTCGCCTTCATCTTCGACAACCCCGAGTCGATGCTCACCGCCGTTCGATTCCTCACCGACAAGCGAGCGGCCCACAACATCTCCAGCCTGTCCACCGTGACGGACGACGAGGGCAGCGACGAAGTGCAGTGCGAATCAATCCACACTGGCGATGTCGACACAGTGGTGGTCCGGCCGCTGACCGACAAATACGTGGAGGTCAGGGTGTGGACGTCCTTCGAGCTTGAGGACGACGAGACGCCCATCTTCGGTCCGTACAACTTCGACGGGGAGTATGACCTCCCGAAGCTCACCACGTTCATGGCCCCCGACGAATGCACGAACCCAGACCACTGGTACCCGAGCCCGTGCGGCGAACCGTACCAGTGGGGAGAGGAGAGCGTCTGATGCCCCGCATCTATGACAGTGAGTCGAACCCCGTCGACTACTGCAAGCCCTGCTTCCCGAAGACCGAGGCGGAAGCGTTCAAGAAACACGGCCACGAGGGCGATGGACCGGACGGCCGAGGCAACTGCTTCGGCTACGACGCTGACCACCCGGACTACGAGGACGGGTTCATGGACTACAGGTGCCACACCTGTCGTCGCAAACTGAAAGCGAGGGACGCCTGATGCCCCGATACCAAGTCACCATCACCCGGACCGAGACGAGTGAGGCCGTTGTGTGGGTCACTGCTGATAACCCCACGGACGCCGAGGAGATGGCCCAGCAGGAGGAGCCTGATTACGACTACCTCGACGGGGACGAGGAGTACGACGTCAACCTCATCGATCCGAAACACGAAGCGGACCCCATCAGTTTGAACGGGCGCTCTGTGTGCAAAGTGTGTGAAGGCCCCGTGAAGTGGTCGGGCAAGCAACTCAAGACGAAGACCATCCCCGGACCATGGGTCCATGTGAAGGAGTGTCCATGAACCGCATCCTCGCAGGCACCCGCGTCGTGAAGAGCATGGGGGTTCAGCAATCGGGCACAGTCCTCGCGCACTCCGTCCCTCGCGAGCGCTGGACCGACGGCACGTACCGGTACCCCGAGAAGCACGAGAAGCCCGTGTGGGTCCGTTGGGACGACGGCAGCGAGGGATGGAGCCACTACAATCATCTAACGAAGGAGAGTGAGCATGTTCACCCGAGCTAGGCGAGCCGAAGTCGAGCGTGCAATCGTCAAGTCCGTCATCGAGGCAGCCATCAAGCAGGGCTGGCGCCTCGATGCAGCCAGCAATGGCGAGGAGTACGAAGAGGACATCGGCCCCAAGCGGGCCATGGAAATCGCTTTCGCCTGCGACGAAGCTCACGTATACTTCCGAAAGGGGGAACAGCGCGGGTGGGTGTTCATCGTGTTGGGCAACGAAGGCTGGACCGTCATCGCCGACTACACCATCAGCCTCGACCCGGTCATCGACTCCATTCAGGAGTTGGTCGATCGATTCGAGAAGGAGGACACTGAATCATGAAGCGCACGAACGCAGAAGAGCGCAAGCTCATCGAAGCACTCCGCTCCGACCACTACGAACAGGGTAAAGACGCACTCCGCATTGGGGCAAAGTTCTGTTGCCTCGGCGTCTACTGTGACATCAGCCCGACAGGGAAGTGGTCACAGCCCACCGGTGAGGACTTCCTGTTCACCATCAAGGGAGAGTCCTCTGAGTCGGTCCTCCCTCGTCTCCTCCAGAGACGACTCAACTGGTCCAGCGACTCCGGTACCCTGATTCTCGAATCCCGAGGGGGAGACGTCATCACCCTCGCCCATCTCAATGACAACGGGATGCCGTTCTCCCAGATTGCCGACATCATCGAGGCCGGTCTGGTGAAGAAGGCCCCGAAGAAGAAGAAGTAGTCACATGAGCAACCTCAGCAACCGCATCGCGAGGGCAGGCGCCCTCGACAGGGTGACCTCACGCCTCACCGAAGCACGACGTGAGGTCGAGAAGTCGCACGAAGAACTGGACACAATCGACACCAACGTCAAGGCCACCGTGGCCCGGGCGTGGCACCACCTCGACGAGGCGCTGCGTCAACTCGCACGCCTGTAGGAGACACCATGAAGCCCCGTCTCAAGAAGTTCTCCCGCAACTCCGTCAACGTCCCCGCCCTCGTGGCTGCGGTCCGGGCGATTGCTGCTGAGCACCCGGACTTCTGTTACCGTCACAACGGGGATGGGACGTCGTGTCTGTACAAGCCGACGCCCCGCAACGGCCGCGTCACCGGATGTCTCATCGGGGAGGGCCTGCGGCGGATCGGCGTCAGCACAGCTGGCCTCGACAAGCGCGCCCTCGTGGGAATCAAGAACCTACTCCGGCGGGTCGGTCTGGCCGCACAGTTCCCCGAGGAAGCGTCGTGGCTGTCGGATGTCCAGTCGAATCAGGACCGTGGCCACACATGGGGCGACGCTGTCCGGACCGCCTCCACCGAGGACGAAGAGTAATCCACATCACCGAAAGGACAACACAATGGCACGCAAGCACAACCTCAAGCGCAACCGGGTGAGCCAGCCCGTCGAACGTATCACCGTCGCGCCGACCGTGAAGGCCGTACGGAAGGTCGTCCTCAACCCGGAGACGAACGAGTACGAAGTCGTCCATCCCTCGCCTGTCGTCCGTCAAGGCCGTGCCCTCGGCTCGACGAAGCAGCGCGTCCCGAAGAAGCGGGGGCGCAAGTGAAGGTGCGAAGCTGGGAGCAGGTACTCCACACCGAGCCCGATGGTCGGAAGCGGTGGCGGGCCTACGCCTTCAAGACCATCACCGGTGGCCTGTTCATGGGCGTGCAGGAGGAAGATGTTGACGAGCACAGCCCGGGAGGGTACAGTTTCAACATCGTGGGGTCATGGCGGGCGCGAGTCGCCTCCCTCCCCAAGTGCCACATCACCGACGCCGTGTTCAATCGGTTCATCGAGCAGAACACACAGCCCGCGAGGGATCTCATCACCCTCCGAATCGCCAACCTGACAGTAGGAAGGGACGCATGACCAAGTACATCGTGAAGGTGCTGACCAACGACGGTCGAGTGTACGACACCGCGGACCTGACCGTGGCGCGTGTGCCTGAGCCGATCGAGAAGGAACCGTTCGAGCCGTTCAACCTGTTTACCAACACGGCCACCCACAAGGTGCCCCTCGACGACTACCTCGAACCCGACCTCGGGGAGGACGAATGAACCCGGTGCAGATGGCAGACACCATCTTCCGCGACGAGGTCAGTGTGATCAAGCGGGGGGAGAACGGCCGGTTCTACGTGTTCGACGCGGCCACCAGCGAGGGGAGCGACGGGTGGTGGTCGAACCACAACACCGTGGCGGGCGCCCTCGCGAGCGCTCGTAACACGCGCGAGTTCTGGGACGAGAAGGAGCAGATGAAGGACAGTCCTCGCATCGTGCGGGCGGACGGTGGGCACTACTACATCGGCGCGAAGGGGAAGAAGCAGGGCACCTTCCGCGGGTTCGGTGGTGCGAAGTGGCGCATCGAGTTCACCGACGGCCGCATCGTCGAGACTGACAACCTCTGGAGCAACGGGACGATTCCCCTTGCGTACCGGGAGCGGCTGCCCGACAATGCAGTGCTCATCAGCCTGCCGTCCAACGCTGTACTCACACGGGAAGGAGAGTTCTGATGGACAGGAAGCAGGCAACGGAACTGGCGCGCGTGATCTTCGGGGAGATGGGCACCATCTCCTCACAGGAGACGTTCGCCGATGGCACGCCCATGGAGAAGCTCGTCTGGAAGATCGGTGAGTTCGGCCGCTCAGTGGGACGGGGCAAGACGTGGGAGACCGCAATGCGGAACGCCCTCAAGAAGCTCATCGCACGGCCCGGCCACAAGCCGGAGGAACTGGTCCGACTCAAGGCCCTGCTGACGGAGGTGCCCTCATGAGTACCATGTCCATCAAGCTGGTCGGTGGGCCGGGTAACGGCCGCATCCTGACCGTGGAGAAGGGGATCGAGTCCACCAAGTTCGGCTTCTGGGAATACGGCATGGCTGGGAAGAAGGACGGGGACCACCAGTTGTTCGCTCTCCTCCCTCGCTCGCGTCCGAGGCGACGGATCGTGATGTGGTACATCGGGGAGTTCGGTGTCCACCCGGGGCTCGCCCCCCGAGCGATGCCCTTCGTCAAGCCCTTCACCATCGGGCGCAACGACCCGTGCCGGTGCAAGAGCGGCAAGAAGTACAAGCGCTGCTGTGGTGGTGTGTCATGATGCCGTGGAACAGGGGACCCGTCGAGAACATCGTCGTCTGCGGGTATGAGAACCCGAAGAGTAAGCGCCGACAGGACGGCGGCCCCGGTGCCCGAGTGTACGGACATCGGGAAGCGGACACAGCCCAGCGGTTGGTGGCCGTGGTCGTAGACACAGACGAGGCCACGCAACTCATCAAGCTGTGGAATGACACGCGGGAAGAGCAGATCCTCGAAGTCCCTACGAACCGGTGGTTCCATGTCGCCGTCGTCGGGAAGGAGGAGATGTTCTCCCAGACAGGGGAGATGACGTGATCGAATCCATCGACGTACTGAAGCCCGGCATGTACCTCGTGTGCAGCAAGGGACAGGAAGTCAGCGGCGTCGACTACAACGGCGTCCCTTTCAAGAACCTCGACCGCCGAGCCGAGGGTACACTCGCCCGGGTAGTGGCCATCTCACCGCCCATCGTGATCCTCGAATGGTTCCCCCTGCCCTGTGGGGACATGACCCACATGCACGTACCCTACCCCGTCACGATGGTGTGGAACAGGCTGGGGTGGTCAGTCGCTACGAGGTCCTTCGTCCGGGAGTACCGGAAGATGATCGGTCTCGGGCGCAAGCGACGGATCAAAGACCTGAACAGGTGGTCGATCGACCAAGTACGGAAGACGTACCCGACCATCCCGTTCTTCGCGCAGCCCCTGTCACCACCGCCCCAAGCCGCACCACCGAAGGAAGAGGATGAAGATGGCCACAGCCCGACACCTTACTGAGCAGGAGCAGTTCTTACTCGACGTAATCGCCGACCGTGAGTACCAGAAGCTGTACGGAGGCGACCTCATTGTCGTCAACGAAATGATGCTCGCGTTCGACAGAATGATACTGGTGCTGAGCTTCGGGACCAAGAGGACAGAACGCCTGATCGCTGACAAGATCGAGCGCTTGAAGAACCGGACGGCCGAGGAGTATGATGACCGGGTGGAGGAGGTTCCTTCCCTCGCTCGGGCGCCCTTCGGCCTCGACTGGGAGGACGTCCCGATGGACGACGTGACCCGCCAGTACCTCAAGGACACCGGCCAGACGAGCAACGCCGAACCGGTGGACCGACTGGGTGCGGGCAGTGCCGACCTCGCCGACCGTGAGCGGAAGATGCGGCTCCGTCAGGCCGTTGATCCCGGTGAGTTGCGCCGGGCGAAGGCTCAGGACGAGCGCAACCGGGAGCTGCACCAGCTGATGGCGAAGGTGGACCCCGTGAGCACGAGAACGAAGAGCATCCCCGAGTGGCTGAGGGATGACCTGACCGCGAGGGACCGCAACACTGGAGGTGCCGATGCCTGAGCAACTGAGCCCGCGTGAAGAGCGACGGCAGTACATGGAGATGGCGACCGAACTGCTGGTCGAGCTGCGCCGGATCACCGAGCCCATCAGCAAGATCGTCAACCGCCTGATCGAGAGCGGTGACATGCTGGCCCTCGACGCAGCGGACGAGAGGGAAGAAGCCCGGGGTGCCGTCACCCGGAAGCTGACGTACGCGAAGGCCGCTGCCCCCGGGACCCCCGCACCCACCGTCCAAGTGATGGACGCCTCGGGTGAGGTGACCGAACGGAAACAGCGAAAGTGTGGCAACTGCCACAAACCCGGGCACAACGCGAAGACGTGCCCCACGAAGAAAGGCAAGAAATGAACTGGCCCCTCCTCCCGCTGTACATCGGCGGCGCCACCCTCGGCGTGCTCGCCCTCATCTTCATCGTGATGAGCATCGGTGCTGTGTTCAACTGGCTCGTGGACATGATCGAGCAGTATTGTGGGGTGCTCCCCGCCGAAGCAGTCGCCATGTCGGCCATCCTCGGGACCATCCTCGGTGGGCTCTGGTGGCTCTCGGAGGTGCTCGGTGGATGCTAGCCTCGTCAAGTACCTCCTCGGGGGGCTGATCGGCCTGCCCCTCCTCGTCTTCACCCTCGCCCTCCTCGGGAAAGGTGCCGACGCTCTGGTGAGCCGCCTCTCCCGATACCCCCAATGGGTGACAGTGGCCGTCATCTTTGGAATCATCGGCACCCTCTTCGGTGTCGTCATTTGGTGGGCTGTCCATCACTAACCACGAGGTCACCATGAAACACGCAATCCGAGTCGACATCACCGAAGCCCGCCTCACTGGGCTGGTCATCACGTTCCCATCCGACGCCCTGAAGCTCCCCGACGTCGCCGCCACCATCGGACTCCTCACCCCCGACGGGAAGCAGGTCGCCACCTTCCTGATCCAGACCGACCACTGGCAGCAGAAGCTGAAGTTCGAGCTGCCTCCGTCGATCCTTCCCTCGCTGGCCGTTCTTCGCGACGAGATCGGACGCATCGTCACCGAGAAGTGCGCTGCCCAGTTCCTCGGCCTTCCCGAGCGGGGCATGGAGGTGGCTGTTGATCCGCCGTCTGCTGTCTAGAGTGGGGTGGGTGCTGGTCTTCACCATCCTCGCGTTCCTCACGCTCCTGCTCGCCACCCGGCGAGTAGGGGCGGCCGCCATCCCCCTCCCACCCCCTCCCGGGACACCCCCGACGAGGGCAGTCCTCACCGATCGCTACATCGTCCTCGATCGCTTCGACGTGAGCGGGATGGTCCTCGCCGCCCCTCCCCTCGACAGCACTACCCAGTTCCTCCTCCTACCCATGGGCTCGACCCTGTCCGTCCCCCGGCTGGTGGTTGACAGTGTCCGGACACGCCGCAACCCGGCGCGAACATGAGGCTGGTCGCCCAGCTGTTCCACCTCCTCACTGGGCTGGTCCTCCTCCTCGCCTTCCCCCTCATGGCCCTGCTCGGGCTGCTCGGCTGGATCTGGAGGGGCCGCCCCCACCCTTGAGACTGGGAAGAAAAAGGCGAACACGATTGAGCGACGACGAGAGTCAGTCGTCTCATAGTGGTCTCCTTCTTCCTGTCTCTGGGTCTTCGTTCTTATTCATGTATTCCCTATCTCTCTCGAAGAGAGAGAATCAACGGATACTTTTCTGAGGACATTTCCATGACAAAAAAGAGGCGTCCTCCGACCAAGATCACCCACATCCAGAACCTCTGGGACCTCCACCCCCTCCCCCGTTTCTTCATGGATCGGAAGGGCCGGATCTACCGGTGGCAGCAGAACGGCACTGTCCTCGTCCGCCGCCGCTGGCTCCGGTACAAGGGGGCAGTCGTCATGAACTTGTCATACGGGGGATCCCGAGGGAGCCTGACGTACAGCTTCGCTAAGCTATTCCGTGACCAACACGGAACACCTGTCCACTGGACGGGGAAGACCATCCTCCCCGGCCACGCCCCCATCCCTCCCGACGCACCCGGCTATTGACATCCGCGGCTCGATCGTGTAGGGTAGTAGTCCGGGCCCCCAGCAGCACGCGAGGGAGCCCACCACCAAGGAGAAGCTCAAGTGATCCTCTTCATCAACCGCCTGCTCTGGCTCCCTCGCCTGCCGTTCCTCATCCTCGGTCAGGTGTTAGTATTCCTTATCGCCGTCGTGCTCGTCTTCGTGCATGCGGACCTCCGCATCTTGGCCGAGGTGTGGGAGAGGCAGGACTACGACACCTCCATCCGCGAGGTCAAGACCAACGGCCTCCGCCACATCTTCCGCTCCTTCCCGAGGTAACCCATGAGAGCTTTCGTCATCGGCGATGTCCACGGACGTTTCGATAACCTCTTCGCCCTGCTCGAAAAGGCCGGGCTCCTCAAGGACGGCAAGCTCACTGGTGACACCCGAGTCATCCAGCTCGGTGACCTCGGTGACTTCCGTCTCGGCACCGTCGAGCGTGACATCGCCTGCTACCACACCGCCCTCACCCTTGGCATCGAGGTCCTCTGGGGTAACCACGACTACGCCACTCAGGACCCGGAGCGCCACGCCTTCAAGGGCTACGCTCCCCCCACCCTCCTCCTCCGGGGCCTCGTCGAGAAGGTCGCACCCTCGTTCGCTACTGCGTCACACGGCTACCTCCTCACCCACGCCGGACAGCACCCTGCCTACAACCAGCTCGGTATCCAAGACGCTGATTTGATGGCGCGGGCGATCAACGCAGTGGGAGAGACCGCTCTCATGCATAGGTCCCCCGTCATCAACGACATCGGTCCATGGCGCGGTGGTCTCAACCGCTCTGGGGGGATCCTCTGGCGCGACGACCGCGAGGACCTCTACAACATCCCCCAAGTCTTCGGCCACACGCGAGGGTACGTACGATCCTTCGGTAACCGTCGCTTCTGCATCGACGTCGGCTCCGGCCGCACCAACAACCTCGCAGGCCTCTGGCTTCCCGACCTCACCGTCGTCGCCGTTGGTGAAGACGCCGACATCAACGAGATGGCACTCAATGGAGGCACCGATGAATAAGCAGAGCAGGATGAGTGAGAAAGACCAGATCATGAGCGCCCGAAACGTCGCCTTCGCGGACCTCCGGGAACAGCTCTTCCAAGTGGGCCTCAAGTATTACCTGATGCTCGACAAGATCGTCATCAGCACCCTCGACGACATCCCCCGAGCGAAGTCTCTCTTCGATGCCTTCATGGCGGTCGAAGCCACCTCGACCGAGCCCCCCATCATCGTTCGCCTCCAGCCCAACGGGAAGTACGAGGTCGAGGAACTCACCGAGGCTGAGGCTGAGGACGCCCGTCAGTACATCCTGAACAAACGAGCGGTCGACAGAGCGTTCGGGGGGAAGTCATGAGCTATCCACAGTGGATGACCGATGAGCTGCTGGAGCAGTGGGAGCGAGCCGCTATGAGAGGGGTGCATCTGATTGGAGCACTCCCGGCCGACTTCACCGGCCAGCAGCGCATCGCCGTCCTCATCGCCGCCCTGCGAGCCGCGCGAGCCAACCAAGCCACGGAGGCGGAGCGGGAGTGCGTGGCTGCGTGTTTGGAGTACGCGAAGATGTGCGACGAAACCAATATCAGTGTCACAGGTCCACGCTCAATGGCTGTTTTGCTGGCCGGTCGCGCCGTCATCGCCGAGCGCACGCCGAAGCCGCCCAAGCCCCGCTACACGGCCTCCAACGCGCACTGCGGGCAATGGTGCGTCAGGGACGAGGCGGAGGCCGGGTGCAGGGTGAACAACCTTCCGCTGACCGAATCACAGGCCCGCGCCGTGGCCGACACGCTGAACGGGCTGGAAGGAGGCGAGCGATGAACCGCTCGGCATTCAGGACAGGCGGCTTGCTGTACTGCAAGACCCACGACCCCGGCAAGGTGCTGTCTCAGTACGAGCGGCGCGTCGTGAAGCGTGAGGCGCTGCTGGGGCAGTCGTGCGTGAAGTGCGGCAAGGCGTTTCTGGAGGATGCCCCGGAGCCAGTCCGCCGCGACCCGTTCCGCGAGAACTTCGAGGCCGACGTGAAGGCCGGGCGCGCGCACCCGATGGCTGGCGACCTGTTCGACGGGCTGGAGCGTGGCAAGTGAGCGCCATCGACGCCTACAAACAGGCGAAGCAGCAGCTACACGACCTTGAGCATTCCTGCTGCGGGCGCTTGTCGGTGCGGGTGGAGCGAGGCCGGATTCAGCCTGCGACGAGCGAACTATCGATTGGATTCACGGCTCACGAGGACGGGGAGATTTACAAGGCGGTGTGGGCGCTGCTGCGCCAACGCGTTGAGGCCCTACGGAGTGATGCCGCAGACGAGGCCCGCACAACTCTGGAAGAAATCGGCGAGGCATCCCGATGACCGCCCCCACCCCGGAGCACCTGAGCCCGTGGATGGAGAGAGATGCTCGCTGGCTCGCAAAGGCGCGGGAGTGGCTGGGCAGCGAAGATCGCGTGACCGGATCGCACCACGACGACATCGCCTCTCTGGCTGCCCTGCTCGCAGCCGAGCACGACGCGGCGCTGGAGAAGGCGGCTTGTGAATGCGACCAGCGCAGCGAGCCAGTTACGGCCCACATCATCCGCGCCATGAAGAACGTGGAGGGGAGATGACCGAGCCGCTGACGAAGGGGCAGATTGTCGAGGGTGGACGACTGAACGATGCGATGTGGTGGCTGGAGAAGTACGACGATGACATCTACCGGGAGGACGCGCGTCTCATCGTGGAGCACATCTCGTCCCTGCGGGCCGCTCTCGCCGAGTCGCAGCGGGAGGTCGAGCGGCTGACAGCGCTGGCCCTTTCGGAGACTGAGGCATACGACCGACAGGGCGGGGTAGTGCGTGACCTGATGCGCCGCGTGGAGAAGCTGCGGGAGGCGCTACGACGCCTTGGCAGCATGGAAGCATTCGGGATCGGTGGGATGGCGACCGCAGAACGCTGGAAGGACGAGGGCGAGGCTCGCATGGACTTCGCCCGCGCAGCCCTCGCCGCCACCCCCGATCCGGAGCGTGAGCCGTGAGCCGCGTGCTGCTGATGGGCCAGGGTGAGTTCGACAAACATCCGAAGTTCCTCCAGCGCGTCAACACCGAGTGGCGGTTTGTCGGAACGATTGAGGACTTCGCGGCCACTAGGGCGAGGTTGTGGGGCTGCGACCGCTGGTGGCTGGTGGAGTGTGAGGACGCGAAGCATGGGCGCGTGGTGATTGCCGCTTGCAGCCGGTCGAGCAACACACACCTAGCGGGGTTGCGGCTGGGCCGCATCCTCGCCAGCGGAGGGAAGCCATGAGCCAGACGAACGAGCCGCTGACGATGAACGCGTTAGAGGAGACTGCGGCGCGCTTTTGGAGCGAGAGCAGCATCCTCGGCACGATACTGTTAGCCGAACTCGACGCCACGCGCGCCAAGGTCGCTGCGCTGGAGACGCACAACAAGCGGCTGGACGATGAGTGCAATCACCTGCTGGCAAAGGTGCACGGGTTGGGGCTGGAGCTGGCCAGAGTGCGGCCGGTGGTCGAGGCGGCGAAGGCGTGGAGACACTACGAGACATCCGGCGATGCCAACACCGAGTGGATCAAGTTCTGCGATTCCGTGGACGCCCTCTCCGCCGCCGAGGCCGGACCGAAGGAGGAACGGACGTGAGCCCGATGACCAATCGCGTGAGTGAGGCCGTGGAGCGGCTGGAACTTGACCGCCTCAAGCACGGAGCCAAGGACGGCTACCTGATGCCGATTGACGCTGGCGACCTCCGCCTCTTGCTCGAAGCCCTGCGGCTCTACAAGGCCGAGTGCGAGGCGAGCAGGGACGCGCTTCCACATCACTTGGTGTCACCGCGCGGGAGGCTGACGCTGGACCTTGCTCTGCGTTCCGCCCGCGCCGCAGTGGACGCATTCGAGAACGGGGAGGGAAAGTGAGAAAGATCCTCGGGGGCTTGTCCGACGGAGTTCTACTCGGCGGATTCTTCTGGATCGGGGGCGTGGGCGTCATGTGGATCATCCGAGCCCTAGAGTGGTTCGGCAAGTGGGCCGTTCACAGTGACCTCCCCATCCCCCTTATTGCCCTCATTTTCATTCTCCCCCTCTTCGGTATATGTGGGGTCATCGCTCGGTTCATGCCCACTGGGGGGACGGGACCTCGATGATCCCTCGCGAGCCGTTCACCCGTAGAATGAAGGTCAACCGCACATACGTGATGGCCACCGCCAACATCTTGAAGCTCGTGGTGCTGGCCCTCCTGATCGCTGGCATGGTCTACGTGGGAGGAATGAGTGGACGAAGATGAAGAGTTCCCGGACTACGAACCGTACTTCACGGGCACCTGTACCTGCGACCACACCCCCAATGAACACGGCTGGGGTGGCTGCAACGTCGATGACTGCAAGTGTGAAGCTGGCTGGGAAGAGTAGGCGCCGGTTCGCTACCGGCTGAGGGGATAACAGGTAGGCGGGAAGATGCACAGCCCGCTGGCGAGGGAAGTAACCCGAGGTGGCCCCTGTAGAGGGGCCGTGAGCCGGAGGCGAACGCCCGTTGAGACGCTGTGAGATCACCGTCTACCTGCCCCCAACAATGGGCTGACCCGCCTCGTGGAATATCAGGGAACGCTCTTCGGAGCGACCTCCACAAAGGGTCCACCATGGCAGGCCCGGCAATGAGGCCCCGGGCGGTAACTTCCTCCTGAAAGGAGACAACAGATGGGACGTCTCGTCCTTCGCATCATGATCTGCATCGCTGTGGCTCAGGGGGCCCGCATGACGAGCCACGTCACCAACATCTACGAGTGGATCTGCGGCTTCATCCTGTTCACGGTGGGCATGCTCGGCGCTGAACTGATGGGGTACACGGAACGTGAGTAACCGCTCGTTCCGCCTCCCGATCCTCACCCGCGAACACCATCAGCTCCTCAATGCCGGTGGCCAAGCTGCGGTCGAGTACGTCCAGCGCCTCCTCCAAGAACAGAACAACGCCCACCGTGCCACTCGGCGCCGCTGGCGCCAGTCGTACAAGCGCACCCTCCGCAAGCGCACCGAGGAGATCGCGACCCAAGCGAGGGAGCAGACCGCTAAAGGTCTTCAGAACGAGCACGACCGGGCGACCGCCCGCATCAAGGTGGCCGAGGACCGGATGTCCGCCCTCGCTGCCGAGGTCACTCGGGTTCGCCTGATCACCACCCACAAGAAGCTCTCCCGCCGCTGGATGCTCACCGTCCAGTTCGATGAGACCTTCATGCAGTACGCTCGGGACCTCAAGACTGCGGGAGGGGTCATCGTGTACCAGCTCACCAACGAGATGATCCGCTCGATGCACATGCTCGACTTCAGCCGCATGAAGCCGATCGACTTCGACGCGGAACGGCACCCCATCTACGAGATGAAGTTCTTCGAGGAAGGAAAGGACCCGTGGAAAAGCGGAAGCTGATCCAGATCTTCATCGAGAATGGTTCAATGTACGGTCTCGACAACATGGGCCAGTTGTGGCACCGGTACAAGACATACCCAACGAACATCTACGGAGACTGGATGAAGGTCCCCGTTCCCTTCCCTCCCCCGGAGACAAAGTGAGCGACGACATCCGCCTCCTCGGCATCGAGAGCGTCAAGCCCTACACACTGCTCGGGTCCACCGACCTCTACACGGTCGAGCCCCCCGAAATGCTCATCGAGGACGCCCAGCCCGCTGGCACCATCACCGGTCTCACTGCCGCACCCGGTGTTGGCAAGACGTGGTTCGCCCTCGAAATGGCTCGCGCCGTCGCCACTGGCACCAAGTTCCTCGAAGCCTTCCAAGCCCGCCAAGGCATGGTCCTCTTCGTCGGCTCCGACTCGTCCAAGGAAGACTACGCCCGCCAGTGGCGCCGCCTCACCCTGCGTGAGTGGCAGTCCTACGTTCCCCTCGGTGAGGGACACCACGACGTCGACAACCCTCTCGAATCGAACGTCCACTTCCTCATCCAGTCCGACTTCATGCTCGACAACATCGACACCATCCGGCGCCTCGTCGTCACGGCGAACGCACTGGAGTGGGGGCCGGAGACCGAGCACGTCGTCGGGTTCGAGCCCTCGGCTGAGGGTGACCTCCAGATCCCCATCACGGAACTGCGCCGCCGCCGGGGCGCCGTCCTCGTCATCTTCGACACATGGTCGAAGCTCACCTCCGTCGAGCAGAACAGCAACACCTTCACCGAGAGTGTCTTCCGCAACGTCCGCTTCTTCAGTCGTCTGACCGGCGCTGCCTGCCTCATCCTCCACCACAACGCCGCCAAGTCCGAGCACAACGACGGCGAGGGGTGGCGCGGTGCCACCGCCGGGCCCGGCGCTCTCGACAACCAGATCCAGCTGAACCGCACGGAGAAGGAGAAGTACCTCATCCGGGCGGAGTACAAGAAGTTCCGGGGCATCACCCCTGAACCCTTCTACTACGCCATGAACGTCAGTGACGAGGACTCCGCCTCACTCGCCTTCAAGCAGCCGAGCGAAGTCGAGGTCACCGGCGTCGAGGACGAGCTGGTCGACGCTATCGTCGGTCTCCTCCGCGGCCAGCGAGGGCAGCAACTCACGAAGTCCGAGATTGCTACCGCCCTGCATCCCAAGTTCACCTTCCTGTTCCCCGACGCTGACAAGTTCGAGAGGGCCATCTACGCCCGCATCTCGAACGAGAAGCGCCGACTCAAGCCCCGCATCCTGCAAGAGGGTGGGGGTAACCGTGGCCGTCGCGCTGCCTACATGGCGGCCGACTTCGAGGAGACACCCGAATGATCCCCTTTCTCATCACTGTCCTCGCCTCTCTCATCGCCGTCGTCTTCGTCCTCAACATGAATGTCAAGGCACAGGCGAAGGGTCTGAAGGAGCTGCGCTCTGAGTTCAACACAACTCGGGACATCAACCGTTCTTTCCGGGAAAGGTTCGAGCATGTGGTCGCCCCCACTAGCTCGCCCCTCAGGATTACCACCCTCGTCTCCCACGAGGACCTCAGAGATCTCTACACTCGCCTCAAGGCCCTCACCACCGCCCTCGGCTACGAATGGGTGACCGAGGACAAGACCCTCCCCAAGATGGTGAAGGTGGAGAAGAAGAAGGGTGTGTGAGAACACCCTGCTGGACCTGCTGAAGATCCCTCCCCGACACTTCCACCGGATCGGACGGGCCCTCACACACCGTCCTATTCTCGGGAGCCGCTTGAGCGGTGAGTTCCTCGAAGGGCTCCTCATCATGGAGTTCAACGGGGAGGTCTTCCAGTACGAGATTCGAGTCACCCGAGGTGAGGTCACCTCGTGGGACGGCAAAGATCTCTACTCAAAGAAAGTCATGGCCGGAGTTCGCTTCATCTCGGACGCCGTCATGAAGCGGATCGAGGCCCTCGACCTAGAGAGGTTCGACTACGATGACTAGGGTCACCAAGGCACAACTCATCGACGAGCTAACTGAGTGGGAGGGCACCGCCGAGGACGTCCTCCGGCTCGGTCGCCTCACCCTCGCCGAACTCCGTGCCGAGCTGAAGCGCCGGATCAGCGCCGCTCGTGCCCGCTATCGTGCGTGGGAGGAAGCGACCTGCTCCTGCGGCAAGAAGAACAAGGACTGTGGGGAGATCACTCACGGGATCACGCTCATCGAACCGTGGCCCACCCCCTTCACTCTCGCGGCACCCAAGGTCGCGTCACCCCGCAAGTACCACAGCTGGTTGGAGGATGAACTCAAATAATGCCATTCTACAACTACCGCTGCACCGTGTGCGGCCACACCTTCGAGGACCTGAAGCGTGTGGACGACCCGAACCCGCCCTGCATCGCTCACGTTGGTGTGGGGGATATGGTGGAAGAATGCGGAGGTGAGACCGTGAAGGTTCCCTCGCTGCCGGGTCCGCCGAAGGGCTGCCCCACTGGGAAGTTCTATGGCCGATAGCCGAGGCACCAAGATCAGCATCCTCATCACTGTCGACGAGATCGACGGGGAGAACGTCGTCGGGAACCACCAGACGTTCACCCAGCGCTCGACAGTGCTGGCACCACCGACCAGCAGTCTCACCCAGTTGAACGTCATCCGCCTGCTCGAAATCCTGACCAGCGAGGTGCGCCGCCGATGGAGAACGAAGTGAAGGAAGACTGGCGAGACCAGCTGCGCCGCGGGGTCGCCCCCGAGGACCTCGACACCACCGAGCGCGAGCGACCCGTCCGCACGAGGGAGCGCAAGCGCTACACCAAACCCCGCGTCGACGAGGGCATCCGTCGCCACCAACCGGGCACCCTGCCCCCCACCGAGGAATCATGACACCCTCCATCATGGCCCCCGCCTACGTCGTCTATCGGGAGCTGGACAACGAGCTGGTCTACTTCCAGTCCGACTACACGGACGACCGGAAGGAAGACGGCTCCATCTACCAGTTCTCCCCCCACAAGGGTGGGGCGCTCATCTACCAGACTCTCCAACACGCAGCCCGGGTGGCGAAGGCGGAGGTCGCCTGCATCCGGGTGCTCACTTGCCGCGAAGACGCGGCGGAGTTCGATCGCGCATGATCACCACACTCGGCCAGAAGATCCTGATCAAGAAGTTGGAAGAGGACAAGCTCCAGTCGTCCATCATCGAGGTCGTCAACCTCGGCGAGTCCCGAGAGTCCCAGCATGCGGTCGTCGTCCGCGTCGGCTCTGGTGTCCGCGAGGACGTCCGAGTTGGCGACGGCGTCATAACCAAGCAATACTGTGGCAGCCCAGTCGACCTGAGCCCCAGCGAGGGCGCCCCTCGCGAGCGCTTCTACGTCGTGATGGAGAACGACATTCTCGGAGTGATGCGATGAGGATCACCGTCGTCACGCCCACCCGGGGGGACCGGGACTCCATCAACTCCACGATCGCGACGGTCGCCTCCCTCCTCCTCCCCGGTGACGAACACCTCCTGATCCACGACGCTCCACCAGACGCGCCGATCCTGAAGTACGAGTCGTCACTATTCACTTCCCTCCACCGCCACCATGTGGTAGGGTCAGTGTACGGCAACGCGCAGCGTGACTACGCGGCGTCGATCGCCAAGGGCGATTGCCTCGTCTACATCGACGACGACGACTGGCCGGGCCCGGACGCCTTCCGTGTCCTGCACGCCACCGAGGCCGACCCGAACAAGGTCCACTTCTTCCGCATGCAGAACCACGGCTTCACCTTCCCCTCGGACAGACCGATCGTGGGGACGATGGGAGGGCCTCAGTGCGTTCCCCCTGTCCGCACTGACCTCCCTCGCTGGGCGCAGCACAACGTGTACGAGGCGGACGGGCACTTCCTCATGGAGTGCGCCCGCCGCTACGAGAAGGTGTTCCACAGCGAAGTCATCTGCTTCATCCGCCCACTGGGCTGGAAGAAGTAACCACCCCGCCGAGGAGGCAGGATGCCCCGATCAAATCGCCTGTCACCCAAGGCACCCCCGATTCTCCACAGCATCAACGACATGCTCGGCCGTCTCCCCCGCCGCTACCAGTGGTCGTGCGAGATCACCGACGATGTCTGCGATGCTGTGCCCGCAGTGATGAATGTCTACGTCAACAGTGAGGAAGACCGCATCTCCCTCCGTCTGTCCCTCGGCTTCGGTCGCCCGACCGAGCAGACGGACACCACCGAGCACCACAGGGTCAGCAACGTCCTGTTGGTCGCTCTCATCGAAGTGTGAGGAATCAATGTCCGAAGAGACGCTGCCGGTTGGCGAAGGTGAACTGAAGAACAAGATGGACCTGATGATGGAGCGTCTCGGCATGGTCAAGGACGCCGATGGCCACTGGGTCGCCCCGGAAGGGGGCACGACCGAGGTCACCGCTGAGGCCGCTGAGGCTGCCCTTGCGGAGGATGAGGCATTGGCCGCTCGTGGCGAGCAGACTGCGGCGCCTGCGCCGTTCGATCCCGCGAAGGAGGACTGGTCGCAGTACGACATCGACCAGAACATCGCCCACCTCTACCCGAAGAGCGTCCTTCACCGCACCGAGGACAGCGTTCAGCTGCTGGCCCCGTGGGTCGAGCTTCAGTTCAAGACGGGTGGCTACAACGCCAAGCACGCGAAGGACATCGAGATCCTCGTGAACGGGCCGGAGCAGTGGCAGATCGCCGCCATCCTCCCGAACGGTTCCGGGCTTCTCGGCTTCGTGCTCCAGCGTGGTGTCCGCAAGGCGCTGCCGCTGCCGCAGAAGTTCGTGACGGAGACCGAGGTCGCTGCCCCGACGGATCCCGAGTTGGATGCGACGGAGGCCGCTGCCCTCGCTTGGGCTGGTCAGGTGGAGACGCCTGCCCCCTCTCAGGGCGCCCTCTCGGCCGCTGACGAGGCGGTGAAGGCCCTCGACGGTGTGGACTTCGGGACTGTGGAGCCGACCAATGAGTGACGGATTCAAGGAGTTCCCGAAGATCCCCCGGCTCAACCGGGAGATCGTCATCACCGAGAAGATCGACGGGACCAATGCGGCGATCGTGATCGAGCGTGTGTACGACCCGGCGGGGGAGCAGCTCCCCCTCGTCTGGAGCGTCCGCGCCCAGAGCCGCAACCGTTTCCTCACCGTAGAGGACGATCAGTTCGGCTTCGCCAAGTGGGTCGAGGAGAACCGGGCTGCCCTGATCTACGCCCTCGGCGAGGGCACCCACTTCGGCGAGTGGTGGGGCAAGGGCATCCAGCGCAACTACGGCCTCGACGTCAAGCGCTTCTCCCTCTTCAACACGACCCGCTGGATTGTGCGTGAGGAGGGCAAGGAGGACCGGCTCGACGCCTCGCTGGCCGAGATCAAGGCCAACGGCGTCTCCATCGACGTCGTCCCGGTTCTGTACCGGGGGCCGTGGACCGGGAACCTCGGTTACAAGAACGACAAGGGCGAGTGGTTCAAGGTCTCCGAGGTCCACGACCCAGTGTGGCCGGAGTTGGAAGCCGCCCAGATGGAGGTCCAGACGCTGGCCGACCGAATCGTCGAGGTCTTCGGTGGGGAGAACATGAGCGAGATCGTCCGGGCCGAGCTGCTGAAGGTCCTGCCGTTCAACCCCCGCCCTCGCTTCGCCCCGAACTTCATCCTCGAATGGCTGAAGCGGAATGGCTCCGTCGCTGCTCCCGGCTTCAAGCACCCCGAGGGCATAATCGTCTACCACACGGCCGGGGATCTGATGTTCAAGGCGACGGTCAAGAAGGATGAGGAGTGGAAGGGTAAGAAATGATCCTCGCCGACAACGGCATCGACGCCACATTCAACGTCTCCGAGGTCCAGTCGTGGATGCGCTGCCCATTCCGCTGGTGGGCCTGCTGGGTCATGAACAAGGTCCCGATCCACGAGGCTCAGCCCCTCAGCTTCGGCAAGCTGATCCACCGGATCTTCGAGGACTACTACACCGGATATGGCACTGACCACTTCGGTGGTCCCGCGACCATGGTCGGGGCGATCGAACGGCAGCGCTATCTCTGGGTCCTGAAGATGGCAGAGACCACGGACCCGGTTGACCTCGTCGTGGGGGAGAAGGTCCTCAAGCAGCTCGACGACCTGACGGAGGCACTCGTCCAGTGGAAGGACACGCTCACGCCCGACGTGGAGGAGGATGGTGACCAGCACATCCACTGCCTCGAAGTCGAGACACCCTTCGAGTTCAACCTCGGGAATGGACTGCGCGCGCGAGGGCGCCCGGACAGGATGGCTGTCGAGTACGGCACGCTGTGGCACAAGCAGCACAAGGCGCTGGCGGCGGGCACACACTTCGGGGTCTTCACGGACCTCGCCAAGCGCAGCTACCACGAGCACCTCTACGCGGAAGCCGAGCACGAGAAGTACCCGCAGTACAAGGTCGGGGGCACCCAGTTCAACCTCATCCGGAAGCTCAAGTACCGGACGAAGGTGACGAAGAACAACCCTCTCGGGGAGGTCAAGCAGCTGAACGAGATGTTCTGCCAGCTGCCGATGTCGATCGATCTGGAGAGCCCACTGCACGAGCACGTCATGGACAGCATCCGGTACCACGCCAATAACATGCGGCGGACTCAGCTGCTGTGGCTCAACGAGGGACGGATCCCGGCGCCCAACGAGACGATGAACGGTGGCCAGTTCGGCAACTCTCCCGACGACTACTACCGCGTGCTGACCGGGGAGATCGAACTCGACGACCCCCGTTACTTCGGGCCCCGCGAGGACACCTACGCACCACCAGAAGGAGATGCAGAGTGAAGACCACCATCAGCAACACCGTGACCACGATCGACCCGACCGCCACCACCGCCCACTACACGATCATGGAGGGCCCGGTCAACGTGTTCGAGATCTACGACAACAAGACCAACCAGTGGCTTCGCTCGCCGGACGGCGCGACCCGCAAGTTCACGACCCGGGGCGCCGCGCGCAAGCGGATCAGCCGGGAGCTGTCGGGTGATTTTCACCGTTAGGCTGCGTCTGTTCCTGTGGTGGCTGGGGGTCACACGGCCCGCAGTCTACCACCGGCTCAGGCGGTACTGGACGTACCAGCTCCTTGAATGGTTCTGCGAGCTAGCTCCCCCTCCTGTCCCCTTGAGAAAGCCGGGCAAGATGGACCTCTTCAACGAATGGAAGATCGATGACCTCTCCGACCATCACGCAGCTGTGGGACCTACTGCCCCACCCAACGCCCTCCCATGTGGTGCGGATGTTCGCAAAGATGGGGAATCGGAAGATTGGGGACTTCGCTCGAACACCGGGGGAGATGCAACGATTCGTTGACAGCGCCGTGGACATGAACGTCTACGTCGCCATGAACCCCACGAAGAGCACGGTGGGCACCCGGCACAGCACGGCCGACGTGACCCACTGGTCCTACTTCCTCATCGACGCTGACCCGGTCGAGGAGGAGTGTGACCCGGCGTCTGCCCTCGCCGAGGCGCTGCTCTGGCTGGGGAGATGGCACAACATCGACTTCAAGCGGCGACCACCGATCATCGTGGACAGCGGCCGAGGGATGCAGGCGTGGATTCGGCTGGGGGACATCGTCCTCGATGACCGTCAGCAGGAGGGGCGCTTCATCGGCATCAGTGCTCGCATGGATGGCACCCCCCTTCCCCGGCCGTTCGGTGTCTGCACGAGGAAGACGGCCCGGAAGGCGATGGGCTACTGGCTGAAGAAGCTGGCTGAGCACGTCGGGACACACAAGGGCTGCCGGATCGACACGAGTGTCGCGGACCTCCCTCGCGTCATGCGGATGCCGGGGACCGTGAACCAGAAGACCGGCCGGGTGACCGCGATCGTGTCCGGGCCGACCGAGCCGTACGACTTCCTCGCGAACACCCTTGTGGAGGGTGTCCCAGAGACGACCTTCAACGAGCCCGAGCCCGGGGAGCTGCCGCCGGGGACGCCTTGGCAAACTGTGTACAATAGGTTGACACGGAAGGCACAGGAGTATCTGACACAGGGCAAGGAGGACCCGGGCCGCCATGAGACGATGTGGCACACGGTCACCAAGCTCGCCGAATGCGGCATCGACCGCACGCAGGCGAGGGCAGCCATCTCGTACGCCAACCGGATCCTCGGGGATGAGAAGGCTCTCCCACCAACCGAGATCGAAAGAATCGTCGAGCAGGTCTACGGTCCCCTTGACATCAGCCGCGAAACAGTGTAGGGTTGTAGTCCACACCTCACCAAAGGAGCCCCGATGGGACTCAGAGTTCTCAAGCAGGCACCCCCGGTCCCCAAGGAACGGATCTGCATCTATGGCCGCGCAGGCACCGGGAAGTCCCGGCTCGCGCTGTCCGTCCCCGCCGACTGGGGCAAGATCGTCTACTACGCAGCCGACCTCAACTCGGAGCAGCTGCCGTCGATCAGCCCAGACAAGCGCGGTCGCGTCATCCCGGTCATCCCCGAGGGGGACAACCCGATGGTCAACTTCCAGCAGTTCACGATGATGGACTGGAAGGCGATCGACCCGGAGATCGGCACGATTGTTGTCGACACCTACACAAAGGTGGCGCTCGACACGATCAGCTACGCGGCCAACTCCCAGTCGATGGATCGCGAAAAGCACTACGTGATCGGCGACCCCCACAACGGTGGTCAGGCGATCCCGAACCGCGGCGACTATCAGGCGATCGACGCACTCTCGCGCGGCTACCTCGACATGATCTTCACCCGACAGCGTGACTTCCACATCATCTTCGTGATGCACGAGGACGTGAAGCTCATCGAGGGCGTGCAGGCAGTCGGCGGTCCGGCTCACCCGGGCCGTGCGATGACGGAGTACCTGCCGGGTCAGTTCAGCACAGTCATCCGGGTGATCCGGGAGACGGTGCTCGTCCCCGGCAACGATGCCCCGGAAGAGGTGGTGGTCGCCATCACCGAAGGCGACGGCAAGTTCATCAGCAAGATCCGCACCTCGGACGAGGTCGCGGCGAATCCCCTCGCGAAGGTGTTCCTCGATAGGAACCCCTCGTCCTACTGGACCGACAAGTACGTGCCGTACGTGAACGCCCAGCGCAACAACCAACCGAAGGAGAACAACAATGGCTGACGCGAACATCCCTACCCCCGATTTCTTCGACATCTCCGACGGCGCGCAGAAGGCGGCCGCGGCTGCGATGTCGCAGGGCGCCCCGCTGAAGGTGCCTGCCGACGCGACGTCCTCGACCGACAAGAAGGGCAACGTCCGTTCACGCTGGACCGAGGCCGCGGTCATCGAGGGTACGTGGCGTGAGGGCACGAAGGACGGCCTCATCGTCGCCGTCGTGCAGCTGAAGGTCCGTGCGGGCTTCCCGAACGAGCACCAGCGCCTCTGGTCCCGCCACTCGCTGAACCCGCGCGTCATGGCCGGGACGGCGACCGAGGACGAGAAGAAGAAGCACACGTTCATGAACGACAACTCGATCAACGCGCTGTCGACGCTGTTCTCGGCCACGGGCTACGCCTCGAAGACCGGCGGCCTCAAGGCCTCCGTGCTCCAGCTGATGTTCCCCCCGAAGGGCCAGCCGGGCGTCAACGTGCCGATCGTCGGCAAGAGCGTCATGGTCAACCTGTGCGACTCGCCGAACGCTGGCGAGGGCGCCAAGCACGACCGCCGCACGAACGTGGAGTCCTACCTCCCCGACGCGCCGACGGTCTAAGGAGGGGCCGTGTCTGCTGAGCCCGGCTACGAAAAGGACAATGCCATCACTCGGTTGGCTGCCCGGGTGAAGCAGGAGAACATGGAGCGGGGACACATGCGTCGGTCCGGGCCGGTCACACTCGGCACCGGACCGTCGGTCCGCTCCGCCGCCATGGACCCGCCACCTCTGTCTCCGGAGGAGCAGGCCCGGCGTGATGCTGCGGCTCGCGATCTGGGCCTCATCGAGAAGGACCCCGACGCACCCGCGGACTACGCCTCGTTCGAGGAAGCGGCGGCAGCGGGCGCTCCTATCTCCCCACTGGCCGCGGACAACCGCGAACAGCGGATGTCGAGGGAGTTCCAGTCCCGGACTCCCTTGCGGGGTGGCGCGTTCATGCCCCCGATGGCCCCTCGCTTGCCGGACTTCCGGAAGGTGGAGAGCTTCGACTTCACGCGCAACGTCATCACTCTCGACGGGTTGGAGTTCCCGATCCCCGAGGACGACGTCCGCGAGATGAAGGGGTACGCTGTCCAGATCGCACTCGATCACGTCGTCAGGAGTCTGGCCGAAGCGCTTACGGCCTTCGGTCTCCCGCCCGAGATGGCGGAGGCCGCGGCTGCGAAGCTCAAGGAGGGTGTCAGTGACGACATGTCGATGCGGGTCGACGGACATCTCGGAGGGGAACCTCCGGCACAAGGTGTACCGGTGCCGAGCGTGCGACAAGGCGAGGAACACGGCGTGGATCTCGCGGAACGCGGAGAAGCGGAAGGACCAGCAGGCGAGGGCTCGTAAGAGCCTTCAAGGTCTGATCCGACAGCTCAAGTCCCACCGAGGGCTGTCCCACGAGCACGCTGTCTACTGGGCCGGGGTGCTCAACCACCCCGAGACCCGGTGTGACATCTGCGGCCTCCCCAACTACGAGCTTCACCGCTACTGGTTGAAGGGCCCGTGGTTCAAGCACCTCGGGGGACGCCGGAGTGGTCGGCGTCTCCAGCTCGACCACATCCACCCGGGTGAGAACGACGGCCACTACCGCCCCCTGTGCCCCGCCTGCAACCGCAAGCGCGGGGCGAACGAGTTCACGGACGAGGATGTCCTCGTATGGGTGCGGAGCAAGTGGCAGTTCGTCATCACACTCCGCTTCCTCTGGTGGCTTCACTCAGCCCCCGGCGAGGGAGGCCGCCTCCACCGCAGCGCACGCACTGAGAAGAGGGACAAGAGCTACTATGAACATCTACCTCGTGGGGAAGCCCCGCCTAGAGTGGAGTGAGTTCTCAAGGTTCGCCCGGGACGAAGCGCTGCCCGACGGCGCACAGTACATGGTCGAGCCACCCTCGGATGGGGAGACTCTGGCCGAGATCGGCGGGCGCCTCTGCTACATGAGCTTCGGGAAGGGCCGCAAGACCAACGCCCAGTACCTCGCGAACATCATCGGGCAGCAGCACTTCTCGGTGCTGGAGCACGCCGTCTACAGCTTCATCTTCACCGGTGTCTCCCGCTCTCTGACGCACGAGCTGGTGAGGCACCGGCACTTCAGCTTCAGCCAGCTGTCGCAGCGGTACGTCGACCACTCGGACTCGAAGACGGTCACACCCCCCGAACTGGAGGGGACGGGCCTAACGTCACTGCTTGAGTCCCTCGCGGAGCAGGCTCGGGAAAACTACCGATCTGTGATGGAGTTGTTGTCCGAGACGTCCGAGGACTCGTCCACTACCGAGACGAAGCGCCTGCGAGGGATGGCTCGGGCTTTCCTTCTGGAGAGCACCGAGACGAAGATCATGGTCACGGGCAACGCCCGGACGTGGCGAGAGTTCATCCAGAAGAGAAACTCACCCCACGCTGACCGAGAGATCAGGGATCTTGCTGCGGCAGTGCTCGACGTTCTCGTCAAGGAAGCCCCCCACATGTTCGGAGACCTCGCGTGACTCCTGAAGAGAAACGGGAAAAGGACCGCACCCGACAGACGAAATATCGAGCGCGTCATCCGGAGAGGAACACGGCGGCGGTTCGTAAATACCGTCATGGCTGGACAGCACAGGACGTTGAGCGGCAACTTGCTCGTCAACAAAACTCATGCGCTGGCTGCCTCAAACCTATCACCAAATCAGCGCATCTTGACCACGACCATGCGACGGGACGGATTCGGGGGCTGCTCTGCCCGGCGTGTAACATGGGCCTCGGGCAGTTGAAGGACAATCCGGCCACGCTACGTCGGCTGATGGCTTACCTCGACCGGGACCTTGAGAAAACATTCATCTACCTCATCGGTGCGCTGAAGAATCAGCGTATCCCTGACATCGGCAACCTACTCAGAGCGCAGGGGTATGATGTCATGGATGAGTGGTTCACGCCCGGTGAGATGGCCGATGTGAATCTTCAGGAGTACGAACGTCGACGAGGGCGGACCTACGCGGAAGCTCTGAACGGCCGGTCTGTCAGGAATACCTTTTTGTTCGACCGCAGCTACCTCGACATGGCTGATGTAGTCGTGTTGGCGATGCCCGCGGGAAAGTCGGCGATGCTCGAACTGGGATACGCGGCCGGGAGGAAAAAGTCTACGATCCTGTTCCTCGACGGAGCTGAACCGGACCGGTACGATGTAATGACCAGATTCGTGGACCGTGTATGCAAGACCGAGACCGAGCTACTGATCGCACTCAAAGAACTGGCGCCGGTCGCTCCTGTGAATACGGGGCCCCCGCCCACACCTTACGACCACCTCCCGGAAGGGAGTTCATAGCCACTGGGAGGAAACGTGAGCAAAGCGGTAGGAAGGATCGATGCACCTCTTCTCGTGACAATGGTGAGTGAACCCAGCGACGGAATGTGGAGTTGGTTTTGGCGTGTGGTCGGCGATGAGTGCAAGATCCAGAAGACGGACGTCCGGGTTGTGTTCCTCATCGACGAGCCGCCCGCGGGAACCGGGAGCCGCCCCCTGAAGTCTCAGATCCGAGCGGCGTGGCCGCGGTTCTCTCAG